AACTCCTTGGTTGGGAGTGGTTTTAACGAGTTGTCTCTCGCGGAGTGAACACCGGTACCATGGCCGATTTCCATGATTTTAGCACACCGATCAGCACTTTTAATGTTTAGGGTCACTGATAACTCCCTAAGCATTGAGAGATGCCAGCACCGGGTCAAAGAACTCAATGATATAAGCGCAATACAGGTTACCGGGTGAAAGATTGAAAGTACTAGCTCCTGCAAAGGAACCATTATCCGTACCCCAGTACAAAACCAGGGGACGGTCTTCATTCGTAACACCGGCCTGCTTCCTGACATAATAATATGGCTGCGTAAGCTGTCGTAGATCAATGTCCACAAAAATAGCATCAGCAATTGACATATTATTGCGAAAGGCTTTCTCAGTATTCAGTCCACCCCCCATCCATACGGGACCACAAGTGGAGCCGTCAGCTGTCATTACATCTGAGAGACTAGCCGGCTGGGTATCAGCCGGGTCATACGCAGTGTAAATATACGCTGTACCAGGAATGGATGTAGGGACGGAAGGAATATACATGTATCGCAAGAACTTAAAGCGGTACTTGCTATAACTAAGAGCAATGGCGGAACACCAAGGAAAAGCAGTTGCAATTCCAGGATTAACCGACATGCTATCAATCAGTTGAGCAAATGTCGCACTTCCAGTAGCATTCTGAGCCTTGAACGCGCGAACGAGTTCAAAGTTTTGAACCAAACATTTGCCATTTGAAGCAGCAAACTTGGGATAACTACTAGAACCACCACGAGTAACTGAAGCACCCATAGCCGCAGGAATATTTACATTCTGCTGCCGGGGGCCAGAGTTATTTCGAACCGCAGCGGTCTTCTTGCCCTTTCCCTTCTTTTTCCTCTTGGCTTCAACAAGAGGGGCGACAAAGGAGAAACGATTCTCCAAATTCATCCTATAAAGAGGATCTCGAAAGATGTCTCCAATAGGATCCGCCAGAGGGGGAAAGACACCATCTTCATTAGTCACAGGGGGGACAATCGTATCAGGTTTAGTAATAGGAGTGTCTGGCATAATGGGGGCATCTGGAGCCTTACCATCATGCTTTGCGGCATTGAAGATAGCGGCACCCGCAGTCCCAGTTGCGGCAATGCTCGCCAAGACAGCTGCTTTCTGCTTATTCATAAGCATATTAGCAGCGTCAGTTAGAGCATCACCTGTCAATTCGGTAGCCTGGGATGTAGTAGATTGCCTACCGGGCGTCTCAGGTTCGTTCTGATTATGCTCGTTGAAGTAATCTTCATGCATCTTACGCTCCGCATCGGTCATAGGACGATTGTCATAACCTTCAGCGGTAGGATCGGATGGCCGATCCGGTCCGAGATTGATATTGGGATTTTGGGCCTTTGCTTGTGCATTGAGTAACTGTTGACGTGTCTTTCCAGTCTTGCCAACCAGATCATCCAATATTTCGTTGTACTGCTTACTCAAAAGAGAGTCAGTTTCCCACGTTTTAAAGGACGGCGATGTACTAATGGGCTCGACCTCACCAGTAGATGGATTATACCACTTCTCTGAGGGGCTCACATTAGACAAATCACCATATTGGCCTGGAAAAGATTCAAGTATACCTCCTAGACTCGGGTCTGTCATGTCAAGAACTTCCTTTGGTTGTTTTACAGGCGCCTCCAACCCACCTGTTCCAGCAAATCTAAACAACCTGACAGTTCCTCGCTATGTCTCATTTCATAGCAAAATTGTTGAACAAACTCGTCACCGAGGCGATCGATCTTGCTTTCAGGTTGTGAAAGCAACCGATACAAAGTTTTGGTCCAATTGACAGGAATGGCTTTACCATTCTGGAATTGGTGAGAACAAAACTCAAAACTCGTAGAAGCGATACGATGATCTTTAATATCATGACCAAGCTGCGAGTAAATCTCAAGCGAACCTGGAACATAGTATTCAAGACTATCATCACCCATGGCGATACACCAAGGAGATCCAGCCATATAAGCCAGCATGACACGGATGCGCGAATTCGTGCTCGACGTGTTATAACTCCCTGATTTCTGGATACCACCATCAAGTTGTTCAATTAAAGAACCATCCGAAAGCGAAAATACGGAATGAGCGGTACAGTAAACACGATTCATCATGACTTTTGTAAGAAGCGGTCCTGCTGAGCAGAGTTTAACCCGCGCTTCCATGTCCAACCGTAATTCCCATTCCTGCACACTCCAATCAAAGCCTGAAATGTCCGTTTCCATAAGCTTACCATCCTTAAACACAGGTGCAACCTGCTCCCAGATAGTAGCCACAGAAATATCGTCCAAACCTATTCCTGGCTTTGATGGTATACTCTCCCATCTCATAATCTCAGCTCGATTTTGTCGGGAGGAAATTAATCGCTCAACCAACTGATCAACTAGAGATACCGACATTATGAGACGGAACCTACCAGCTTTCGTTTTGGCCTCCTTGTGCGGCTCGTTCTTGACAAATAAGCGCACAGGATCACAGAGACCAAGTTGTACTAGATCTCTACTCCCAAGACCTTCAGTATCGATAGACAGCAAAAGCCGAATACGATGGACAACAGCGTCAATAATAAAAAGACGATGATGCTTCAAAACTTCAGCATTTGTACCACCAAGCGCGCTATAAGGAACGCCAGGTGATGAATCACCTTTAACGCTCAATAAAACGCGCTCAATGTCCGTTCGCAGCACGTGATCATTCCCCCACCCCAGGCTCTGGAGATTGCTCTCCTCAGCCCAACGTTTTACTGTTGTTTTGGGGTACTCCTGGAAGACCCGCTCAAGGGCTTTCTGGGAGTTTTGGGGGGCTGTGCTTTTCCGATGTTTCCGGGCTTGGAGGTAGAGGCTGCCACGCTCGGCTTGAGCACCTCGCGTGGGCCAAGTCCACTGCCGGAGGGCAGGGAGGAGGAGCTTTGCTTCGCTCGCGGCGCGCGTTTCCTCTTTTCCTTCTTTGGGGGTGAAGAAACGCACTCCTGTGGAGCCTGCGTTTGCGAGACGCAATCCTTCCTGGCTGATTTCTTTTGACTCTCGCCATTGATAGGCTCCGAGTCGCTGGATTTCAGCGGCGATGGCATCACCAGCAACGATGCCTTCGCCCCTTTTGGGCAGCTCATTTGGCCGTCGGATTCCAAATACATATCGTCTCCAGCATCCAAACTGTCCATATAATCGGCCCAGTTACCAATGGGTATATCATCCAATTCCTCACGGTAATGGTGACGCCCTTGGAAATAAATTCGCTCTTCGAATCCATGGATGCGCATCTCTTGATACTCGTCCAATTCGTCGATGTCTTCAACCTGAGGCCACAATGTTTCAGCGGTGTCAGACTCCTTCCGGTTAAGGAAAAGAAGACTAGTCGCTACATTGCGGTTTGGGGTACGAGAGGCTTCGGTATGAATTGCATAAACCCGATCACCATCAAAAAGAGGGGAACCGGAGTAAGACGGGCGTGTCGAGACAGTGTGTAAAAGACGATATGGAGCGTGGTCAGCAACCGCAATACCGCTAGCGACTTGGAATCTTCCCAATTGAGAATACCCATAGACGGAAACGGCTTTGTGGCCGGTGGGCTTGGTGCTCAGCTTTCGAGCCGGAACTGCCAAAGCAGACCAGACCTTAGCTGGGACTTCCATGCCACAAACGTCCAAGTCACCCGTTGGGGAGGCAAATACAAGAGGCCAAGATTTCTCGAAAGGAACCTCTAAGCC